GAAAGGTGTTCTTTACTGGCCGTGGCGGTTCTATCACCGGACGTGGAGCTATTGGGCTTATCCTCGACGACCCAATCAAGGACCGTACTGAGGCTGATAGCCCAACTGTCCGCGAAAAAGTCTGGAAATGGTACACGCAGGTCATGCGGTCGCGTCTTGTGACCTCGAAGGGCTGGATACTGCTTATTTCCACCCGCTGGCACGAGGACGACCTCGTCGGCCGGCTCACCGACAAGACAAATCCGTCCTACATTCTCACCGAAGCCAAGAAATGGTCGATCATCGACCTCCCGGCGCTCGCCCGCGACAACGACGTCCTCGGCCGTAAGCCCGGCGAGGCCCTGTGGCCGGAACGCTTCCCGGTCGAGTATCTCGAAGACATGCGGGAAGGCGATCCGCGCGGCTTTCAGGCCCTCTACCAGGGCAGCCCGACGCCCGACGCCGGGAATTTCTTCCCCGGCGACTGCGTCATGACCTACACCAAGGCCGAGCTGCCGCCGAAGGAGGAACTGCGCTTTTATGCTGCTTCCGATCACGCCGTGAGCATCGCCCAGGACCGCGACAAGACGTGCCTGATGGTCATCGGCTACGATAAGGACTCGAACATATGGGTGATGCCCGATCTCATCTGGGGAAGGTTCACGACGGACTACACTGTCGAACGTATGATCGACCTCATGGCAAAGTACAAGCCGCAGTACTGGTGGGCGGAAAAAGGACATATATCAAAATCTATCGGCCCGTTTTTGCGCAAGCGCATGCTCGAAAGATCGACTTTTTGCAGCGTGATCGAAGTTACGCCTACGCACGACAAAAAGACCCGCGCACAGTCTATATCGAGCCGGATGGCTATGAGGATGGTGCATTTTCCTTCGTTTGCACCCTGGTGGGCTGAAGCCCGCGACGAGCTGCTCAAGTTCCCCTACGGCACCCACGACGATTTCTGTGATACGCTTGCCTGGGTCGGCATGGGCCTCGGTATTCACGTCCCCAACAAGCGCCCCAAGCCCGAGGCTGTCGGCCCGCAACAGGGCACGCTCGGTTGGGTCAAGAAAGAGTCGGAGCGTTCCCGCCGGCGTCCCGGCCTGCCCGGAGGATGGTAAACGATGTCGATGGGCGGCCCCGTGGATCCCTTCGCAGCCGGCGACCCCGCTGCCGACCCGGCGATGGCGATGCCGGAAGCGCCTCCTGCGAAGCCCGAGAAGATTGTTTCACGTGAAGCACCGGAGACCGATGAGGCGCGCAAGCAGCTCGTCACCCGGTGGGTCGACGACATCAAGTCGGCGCGCAAGCACTGGGAGCCGGCTTTCCGGCGGATGATCCGCGACCAGAAATTCTGCGCCGGTCATCAATGGGACGAGGAGACCAAGGCCGCGGCGTTCAACGACGAGTTCGACGATCGCTACGTCGCCAACGTCACTCTCAGGCACGTCAAGCAGCGTGTCGCGGCCTTGTACGCGAAGAACCCGAAAGCCGTCGCTAGGCCGCGGCCGAAGCTCTACTCGACCGTCTGGGACGGCACGGCGAAGTCGTTCACCGAAGCGCAGCAGATCCTGGCAAAAGCGGCGCAAGCGCAGCAGATGATGCAGAAGCTGGTGATGGGCGCCGGCTTGGGAATGGCAGCCTCCCAGATGGGGCTTTCGCAGGCCCTGCCTGGGAACGGTGGACCCGGCTCCAGCCTGCCGGGAGGACCGCCGGGGACGAATGGCGGCCCGGAAGTCCCTTCCCCGGATGCAGCCGGGCCGTCTCCCCCACCCGACGCAGGAGTTCCAAGTAACGGCGCAGGCCCTCCGGCTCCAGGAGGCCCCTCGGGGCCGGGCGGGCCGGGAGGCAACGGCCTCATGTCGATGCTGGAAGGCGCTGCCGGCCGTGCCGGGATCACCCTGCCGCAGCCGCCCGCCCCCGACGAGATCGAGCAAGCGCAGGCGATCATGGACGACGCCAAGCAAGTGAAAGCGCAGGTCGACCAGGCCAACAAGATCGCCCGCACGCTCGAGATCCTCTACCAGTACGAAGTCAGCCAGCAGCAGCAGTCTTTCAAGTCACGCATGAAGATGACCGTGCGCCGGGCCACCACGTCCGGCGTCGGTTGGGTCAAGGTCGGGTTCCAACGGGTCATGGGCCGCTCTCCCGACCTCGACTCGCAGCTCGCCGATGCCGAGGCGCAGCTCACCCTGATCGAGCGGGTCTCCGCCGACATCGCCGACAACGACACCCAGCCCGACTCGCCTGAGGCGGAGCAGATGCGTCTGGTCGTCGCGGATCTCTCGGCACAGACCGACATCGTGGTCAAAGAGGGCCTGATGTTCTCCTGGCCGAAGTCGACTGCGATCATCCCCGACAAGAACTGCACCGCTCTCAGAGGTTTTCTCGGCTGCAATTGGGCCGCCGAGGAGTATTGCCTGACCGCCGACGAGATCCAGGAGACCTATGGCGTCGACGTCGGCAGTTCCGCCATCGCTTACCGGGCGATCGACGGCGCCACCGATTTCGGCCAGGTGCAGGAACTCACCGGGAACCCGTTCCAGGACAAGGACAATCCCTCGAAAATGCTGGTCTGGGAGGCGTACAACAAGCAGGACGGCTTGGTTTACGTCGTATGCGACGGCTATGCCGACTTCCTTCGCGAGCCTGCCGCTCCCGAGTTCTACACCGACGCCTTCTGGCCCTGGTATGTCATCGCATTCAACGAGACCGAAGGCCGGATCTTCCCGCCGTCCGACGTGACGCTGATCCGCTCGATGCAGCTCGAATTGAACCGTGCCCGGCAAGGTCTCCGCGAGCATCGTTTCGCCAACCGCCCGAAGACGGCTTATGCCGAGGGCGTCCTTTCCGAGGAAGATCTCGAGACCCTTCGCAATCCTCCGTTCAATGCTCTCGTCGCCGTCACCGGCCTCCAGCCGGGGCAGGATATCAATCAAGTCTTGCAGGGCATCAAAGGTGTTCCCGTTGACCCGAATATCTATACCACGCAAGAGACCTTCCAAGACCTCCTTCGGGTTGTCGGGGATCAACAAGCTGATCTCGGACCTACTTCCGGCACCACTGCCACCGAGTCCAATATCGCGGCGCAGGCGCGAGCTACTTCAACGGGTTCAGAGATCGACGATATCGACGACACCCTCTCGGCCATTGCTCAAGCTGCTGGACAGATTCTCCTTCTCAACGTTTCGGAAGAAACCGTTAAGGAAATAGTCGGCCCTGGCGCGATCTGGCCGAGCCTCACCAAAGGCGACGTCGCCCGAAATCTCGTGCTCGACATCGAGGCTGGTTCCTCTGGAAGACCCGACCAGGCTCGCGAGCTTCAGAACTTCGAGCGGCTCGCCCCCATTCTCATGCAGATCCCCGGCATCACGCCGGCCTTCATGGCGCGTGAGTCGATCAGGCGCATGGACGACTCGATCAATCTCGAGGACGCCGTCGCTCTCGGTATGCCCAGTATCCTCGCCCAGAACGGCATGCAGCCCGGTGCCTCTGCGGCGCCCGACGGTGGCCCCGACCCCAACGCGCAGGGTCCGCAAGGCGCGTCCAACAAGCCTGGCCCGCCCTCGCCGCAGTCGTCGGCACCGACGCCGATGAACGCTGGCCCGCCGGGGCCGCCTTCCCCGTTGAATTGATTTGGAGTAAACGTCTTCCGTGGCCGAAGATTTTGTAAACCAGGGACAACCCGACCCGTCCCCCTCCTCGACGGCCACACCGGCGTCTGCGCCCCCACCCCCTAGCGCAGACGCCACGTCCTCCGACGGGACAAGTCGATCGCCGGCGCAGCCGGGGGCAGATACCGGGAAAAAGCCGACACTACTCGACGCCGTTCTCAAAGTTGTCCCAGCAGACACCGAGGGCGACGTCCTGGCGGATCAGGCTTCCGACGCACCCACGTCACCGTCCGAAACCGGAGATCAAGCAGACCAAGGGTCAGACGAAGACGCCACCGAGGCCGACATCACCGACTTGCAGATGGGCAAGCGGCAGGCCAAGAAGTTCCGGACTCTCCTCAACCAGAGGAGCGAGCTTCAGCGCCAGGTCGCTGATCTCGAACAGTATCGTCCGGTAGCCGAAATCGGTGGCCAGCTCGCGAACTTCGCGACGGAGAACGACCTCTCCTCCGACGACATCGTCAAGGTCCTCTCCATCGCGGCGGCCGTGCGTGCCGGAGACTGGCAGGGTTTCTATACCGCTGTCGGTCCTTTCGTGCGCAGGGCGCAGGAGTATCTGGGGCTAGTTCTCCCAGACGACCTCGGGGCTCGAGTCAATCAGGGCCACATGACCGAGGCGGCTGCGCGCGAGTATGCACGGACACGGTTCGACGCGGCCCGGGCGCAAGCCCTGGCCAGTCAGCGCGAGACCGAGGTCCAATCGTCGCGGGTCCAGCACGTCCAAGCCGATGTGCAGCGAGCCGTCACCAATTACGAGACCCGCCTGGCTGCCGCAGATCCGGACTATCGGGCAAAAGCCGACGCCATTCGCCGGACGACGCAGGCGATGCTGCATGAGCGCGGAGGCAAGATCAATTCGGCGCAGGAGGCCCTGGAGATCGTCAGGGATGCCCACGCCGAGGTGACCGCCAACTACCGCCGCTTCATGCCCGCACCGCGGGCGACGAACCCCGTGCCGAATGGCAATTCGCAACAACCATCGGCACGCGCGGCCCCGAAAACCCTCATGGAAGCGGCCCTTCAGGGCCTAGAGAAATCGCGGCATGAGCGTGCCTGAATAGGGCACCTCAAATGGCTTTCACAGCCGGAGAAATCACCAATATCGCCAATGCCGCCTTGGACTTCTATTTTTCCAAGGGGGAAGTTTTCCGCCAGACCCTTCAGAAGCGGCCCCTCTACGACACGCTCACCCGCAAGAAGAAATCCTTCCCCGGCGGCAAGGGCAGCATTTCGATCGGCGTGTCCGGCAAGTTCGGCGACGGCAGCGGCAACGACGTCGTCAAAGGGTACACGCACAACGACACGGTCACATTCTATACGCCGGCCAACATCCTCCGGGCGAACTTCCCCTGGCGCGAGCATCACCTCGGCCTTCAGCTCACCCACACCGAACTGAAGATCGACGGCATATCCGTTGTCGACACCAACGGCGAGAGCACCTCGTCGCATTCGGGTCGCGAAATGACGGTTCTCGTCGGCCTGCTCGAGGACAAGCTTTTCGACCTCGGCGAGTCCTATGCCCGCGGCATGAACCTGTTGTCGTATGGGGATGGCGTCGCCGACCCCAAGGCGATGGCGGGTCTCGCCCTCCTCGTCGCGGCGGCCCCCGCCACCGGCATCGTCGGCGGCATCAACCGGGCCACAGCAGGCAACGAGTGGTGGCGGAACCTGGCGAAGACCGCTGCGTCAGGTGGCGCGGTCACGTCCTCGCCGACCAACGGCGGCGCTCTGCTTCAGGAACTCCAGAAGCAGCGCCGGCAATTGGTCCGCTACGGCGGCACTCCCGACGCGGCCTTCTGCGGCAGCGACTTCCTCGCCGCGATGGAAGTCGAGATGCGGGCCAACGGTCTCTATTCCAACTCGGGCTTCAAGGGCACGCAGGACGGTTCGATGGGGGGCATGGCGTTCGCCGGCACCGAGTTCCAGTACGATCCGACGCTCGACGATTTGAGTCTCCCGAAGCGGTGCTACTGGATCGACACCTCGAATATCTTCATCGAGGCGATGACAGGAGAATGGTTACATCAGCACACTCCTGCCCGTCCTGCCAACCAGTTCCTCATGTATCGGAGTATCACGACGACCTGCCAGCTGGTCGCCAAGCAGTTGAACTCGTCTCTCGTCATTGACGTGGCCTGACGAAGTAGCCTAGTCGCGCGTTGTATAAGGGGCGGGCGGCCGTCTGCCCCTCAAGCACGGAGAACGACGATGGGTGCCAAGTATCAGAACAAGGAAGTGACGGTCGTCCGCACCGCCAAGGACGGCGACCCTGGTTTCGACAAGGCCAAGGGCATGCAGTCGCTCATCCGCCTCGCTGACGGGTCCGAGAAGGTGGTTCCTGCCACTGAAGTGACCGGGGCCGAGCAGTCGCCGCCGGCCGGCGGATCGTAGTAAGCTTGCATCGCCGGCGGGTTGCCGGCGATCTGCCCGGCTGGCGGCGGGAACCTAGTCAGCTCACGCCGACCTCCGGGCAGACAGATCAAAGGGGAAGAGTTCATGCACTTCTGCACCGCCTATGTCGCCCTCGCCAACGACGACCAGCAGGTCGTCCATCGCGGCCCTTTCGATCCGATCTCATGGCCGGAGATCGAGGTCCTCCGGACAATTCACGGCGACCAGGCGGTGCGCGACGTGCATCCCTTCGTCCAGGTCGAGCAGACCGCCAAGGCCGAGAAGGAACGTCTCGAGCTGATCTACGGCAAGGTCGTTGGCGAGAAGGTCTGGGTCGGCCGAAATTCCCTCATGGAACTCGATGCCGCCGAGACCGACGAGATGCCGGAAGGCACGCTGTGGCTGAACCCGATCACGCGCGAGGTTTCGCCGGTCGAGGCAGTCAAGCCCGCCAAGAAGCGCCCGCGCGACGAGAAGGGCCGGCTCCTGCCGGCTGCCGCCCCCGACGAACCGACACCGAACCTCTGATGCAGACCGACACCCTCGCCAACTGCGTCTACGCGCTCAGAGCCGAGGCGGGCCACTCCCTGTCGACGGCGCAAGGGCAGAACGCCATCGACGTCCTCAAGTACCTACTCAAGCGGGCGCAGCTCGAGCTATGGACCGCCTACCAGTGGCCGACGCTGATGCAGTCGGGCGACACGCAGATGGTCGCCGGGCAATTCCTCTACGGCTACCCCGTCGGCTTCGATTTCGAGGCGATCCGCAAGTCTTACACGGCGCCGGCCAATTCGACCAGTTGGCGCGATCTCGTCTACGGGATCGACGAAACTCTCATCAAGCCCGGCGGCGCCAATTCTCAATCCGGCGACGGCCCCCAGTTCTGGCGACCTGAGCTTAACCAGTTCCGCGTCTGGCCGACGCCCGTCTCCGTCAATAACTGGGTCCGCTTCCGCGGCATGAAGCCGCTCTCTCCCTTCCTCGTCGATGCCGACGTCTCGACGCTCGACGCGATGAGCATCGTCCTCTTCGTCGCCTCCGAGTTGCTCGCCCGTGCCAAGGCCGAGGATGCCGCGACCAAGCTCAAGAAGGCCCAGACCCATCTTATGGCGGTGCTCGGCAATACCGTCTCCGCCAAGCGCCGGGTTTCGACGCTTGGATCGTCGGTCAGCTTGCGGCTGTCGTCGATCCAAGGCATCGACTATGTTCCGATGACGGGCTGAGATGCGCAAACCTATCCCCGGCTACGAGGGCATTTACGAAGCCGATCAAGACGGCAGCGTCTGGCGCGTCGGCGCTCCCCGCAACCGACCCCTGAAGCCGGTGCTGGTCTACGGCTACCACCGGGTCGTCCTCTCCAAGAACGACATCAAGCAGCCCTTCCTCGTCCATCAGCTTATCCTGCTGACCTTCGTCGGCCCCTGCCCGGCGGGGCAGCAGTGCCGGCACCTCAACGGGGTCCGCACCGACAACTGGCTGGCCAATCTCGCTTATGGGACGCGGGCCGAGAACCAAGCCGATCGGACCCGGCACGGGAAAGACCCGGTGGGCGAGCGGCATCCGATGGCGAAGCTCACCGAAGTTCAGGTTCTGGAAATTCGAGCCGCGAAGGAGAGCAGCACGAAGTTAGCGGTGCGGTATGGCGTTTCCGGCCCTACGATCGAAGCCATTCGCGGACGTCGTATCTGGAAACATCTATAGGTAGGGGAGGAATATATTCCTTACCTCGCGATTGATAATTTCGCCGCCGGCCTCGACACCCGCAAGAGTGCCCTGACCTCGGCCCCCGGAACTCTCCAGCGCCTGGTCAACGCCACCATCACCCCCGGCGGCGAGGTCGCCAAGCGCCGCGCTTTTGTCAAGGTCGCTACCCTCACCGGCACCTTCGGTCTCGCCGCGACCGAGAACGCTCTCTACGCCTTCACCCGTAACGTCGTCTCGACCCCGCCGGCCTTCGCGGTCCCAGGGGTCACGCTCAACTACCAGAGGATCCCCAACGCCGCGGGGGACCTGACGCAGACCGATTTCGACACCTTCGACGGCAAGATCTACCTCGCCTGCGACCAGTCGTCCGGCGCCGACGACCAGGCCAAGAACCCGCACTACTACGACGGCTTCATCACCGAAGGCTCCGGCAAGGGCCGGAACATCCGCACGTACAAGTCCAAGGTCTACGCGGTGGACGTCGGCGATCTCTTCTTCTCGTCGATCGGCAACCCCGTCCTGTGGAACGAGAGCGCCATCGCCAGCACCGTCACGGTCAC